TATATGCTAAACAAAATAGTACAGCTGGAGTAGGTGGATTCCAAATAGCATATAGTGTGGGAACATGTGGAAGTTTCGCTACTATGGATACAGCTTGTATCACCACTACAACTTGTACTTTTATAGCTAATATAGTAGTGCCTCAAAATACAACTATTTATGTACGCATAGATGGTATAAACTGTAGTGGATTAGATGGTATGTCATTTAACGCCGCAGATAATACAACTACATGTCCTGCTTTAGCAGCTACTTATTGTGATATTGGAGATTGTACAACATCACCATTTAGTTTCAACTCAGGAACTGTAGATAAAAATATAGCTATTAATGTTTATACATCTAAATTTGGATATCAAGCTTGTGTATAAAATAAAATTTGGAAATAAATAAAAAAATAATTATATTTAAATAAAATAAATTTTCTATGATAAGTCAAAACACTAAAAAATTTAATGTTGTGAATATCACTCCAAACAGTATACATTATACTAAACCAGATGGATCTAATAGTCAACTATTAGCTCATATTGGATTTAAAAATTTAGAGGAAAGACACGCTGAAGTAGTGTCTCAAAATGGAGGGCATATTTTAGAAGTTGGATTTGGTTTAGGATGTAGTGCTAACAAGTTTATTAGTTCAAGCATAGCATCATATACATGTGTTGAAATAAATAATACTATTTATCAACATGCTTTAACTTGGGCTGAGGATAAATCTAATGTCACTATTATTAATGGCAGTTGGGAAGAAGTATTTCCAACATTAACAACAAAATATGATGGAGTTTATTATAGTCCATTAGATGTAGATTACAATCAGTTTTTTGAAGCCTGTAAACTAGTTAGTGAAACTGGATCTATAGTAAGCGCTCAAGGTATTATTTTTGCGGGAGATGCTAATCTTATAGATAGTATGAATATTGATTATTTAGCTCAACCACCTCATTATTTTGATGATGAGTTTAATCCACAATTATACAGTGGGTTAGTAGATGCTAATTATTATAATGTCTATTGGAGATACTTTAATGGAACAGATTTTGTAAAAACTTTATCATAATTTGGTTATTTTCATATTTTTTTATATATTTATATACAAATAAAATAATTTACTATGTCAGCTGTTATCATTATTTCCATCTTATTAGTAGCTAGTATTGTGATTTTCAAATTAACTGAAAAAAAGAAACCACAAATTTCTAATGAATTCGACGAGTATGCTCCAGAATCAACACCACCACCAACAATCATGGCGGAAATAGTTGCTACTGAAGAGCAAAAATCAGAGAGAAAAGCTAATGCCGCTAAGCAAGCATCCGCTAAAAAAACAATAGTTAAAAAAACTGCCGCTAAAAAAGCTGTAAAAAAAGCAGTTAAAAAATAATTTATGAGTGATATAAAAAAATTAACAGAAGAAGAGTTACAATCTATTAAAAACATTAGACAAGAATACACTAATTTAGCTTTATCTTTTGGTGAATTAGAGTTACAAAAACTTAGTTTAGTAGAAGCTCAAAAAGAATTAGTAAATAAAGAAGCTCAACTTGCTCAACAATTGCAAGAAAAATATGGTCAAGGAACAATTGATCTAAATACAGGAGAAGTAAAACCATAATATGTATTGTTAGGTGTTAGGAGTTAATATAGAAGAGCCTCGACAGCAATGTCGGGGCTTCTTCGTTTTATATAATAATTTACATATTTATCAATAGACAAAATCTAATTAAAACATGGCGCAAGAAACATTAATTTCTCCAGGTGTACTAACACGTGAGAATGATTTATCCCAAATAACACAGTTACCAGTAACTGTTGGTTTAGCATTAGTAGGCCCTACAGTTAAAGGACAACCAAACATCCCAACTATAGTTACTTCATATAGTGATTATATTAATCGTTTTGGTGGTTCGTTTATTAGTGGTGGTGCTGCTTATGAGTTTTTAACTTCAGTAGCCGCTTATAATTACTTTCAACAAGGTGGTGAAACAATTTTAGTGACAAGAGTAGTAAGTGGATCATTTGTTCCAGCTTCTGCTTCTATATTAGCATCTAGTTCTTTAGGTGTTAACCAAACTAGTGCTTCATTTGTACTTGAAACTTTGAACTATGGTACTATGGCTAATAATACTAGTTCAATTTTGAGTAATGGATCTTTATCTAGTGGTTCTCAAGAGAATGTAAGATGGGAAATTAGAAATGTAAACACAGGAAGTGGTACATTCACTTTATTGATTCGTCGTGGTGATGATAATACAAATACTCCTGTTGTTTTAGAAACATATACAAATGTAAATCTAGATCCAAACTCACCAAACTATATTGAAGCTGTAATTGGTAATCAGTCAAAAACAGTTCAGTATGATGCTGATATGGGTGGTTATTATATTCGCATTTCTGGTGATTATCCAAATAATAGCCGTTATGTAAGAGTCAAATCTGTTAACATGGCAACTCCAAATTATTTCACTAATGCTGGAACTGTTGGTGTTAATTTAGTAACTGGTCTTAGCTACTCAGCTTCATTACCTCTTAATGGTAGTGGTTCAGCAGGTGGTTCATTTGCGTTTGCTACAGGTAATGATATTCCATTTATTGGAAACTCATTATTTACCAATATCAGTACTCAAACTCAAGGTTTATATTCTGATGCTATTAATGGTGATAGGTATGTTACTGCTAGTAACATCTTAGCTAATAAAGATGAATATGATTTTGAATTACTAATCACTCCAGGTTTGATTAAAAATCAACACACTGCTGTAGCTGATTTTATTCAAGTAGCTGAAAATAGAGGTGATTTCTTCTATATAGCTGACTTAACAGTTTATGGTTCTACAATTGGAATTCCAGTTAGTGTAGCTGCTGGTTTAGATACTAACTACGCTGGTGCTTATTGGCCTTGGGTTCAAGTTGTGTCTCAAGAAACTGGAAAATTAGTTTGGGTACCTGCTTCAACTATTATGGCTGGTGTTTATGCCTTCAATGATAATGTAAGTGCTGAATGGTTTGCCCCAGCTGGTTTAAATAGAGGTGGATTAGGTGGTGTTATTCAAGCTGAAAGAAAATTATCTCCAACAAATCGTGATAATTTATATGCTGGCAAAGTTAACCCAATTGCTACTTTCCCTAATGTTGGTGTAACAGCTTTTGGTCAGAAAACATTACAGCAAAAAGCTTCAGCTTTAGATCGTATTAACGTTCGTCGTCTATTAATTGCTCTTAAGCGTTATATAGGTAATGTTGGTAAAACATTAGTATTCGAACAAAATACAACTGTAACACGTAACCGTTTCTTATCTCAAGTTACTCCATATTTAGAAAGTGTACAACAAAGACAAGGTTTATATGCTTTCAAAGTAGTAATGGATGACACAAACAACACTCCAGATGTAGTTGATAGAAATCAGTTAGTAGGACAAATTTACTTACAACCAACTCGTACAGCTGAATTTATCCTCTTAGATTTCAATATCTTACCAACTGGTGTTGAATTTGGATCATAATTTAATATAATAAAGTAGTGAATAAAAAAGTATTAAGAGAATTTGATGACGATGCAGCCGCGGACACCGCGGTTGCAGGCGTCACATCCTCATTAACTAAGTTAGCCTCAGCTGTAACTAATATAAAAGATTTTTCTAGAGTATTAGAAGCTATAGCTAAATGGATGCAAAAGAAAAAAGGATCTCAATTAAGTGCTCTTGATAGTAATCAAAACTATAAAATGGTATTAAATTACTTAAATAAAATGCAATCAGATCTTGATGATAAAGATAAAAAACCAGTTGCGCAGAAAAAATAATTATTAATATTTATATAAAATAACAATACAATGGCAGTATTAGATCCTACCGAAATTATGTTCACAGCGTTTGAACCAAAAGTTCAAAATCGCTTCCTAATGTATATTGATGGTATCCCATCATATATGATTAGAAAAGCATCATCTCCAAGTTTTAACGCTGGTGAAATAGTATTAGATCATATCAACGTTTACCGTAAAGTAAAAGGTAAAGTTAGATGGAATGATATGACTTTAGAACTATATGATCCTGTAACACCAAGTGGTGCTCAAGCTGTAATGGAATGGGCTCGTTTAGCTCACGAATCAGTAACAGGCCGTGATGGTTACTCAGACTTCTATAAAAAAGACTTACGTTTAGACATTTTAGGTCCAGTAGGTGACGTAGTAGGTGAGTGGATTATCAAAGGTGCTTATGTTAAAGAAGCTAACTTTGGTGAATTTGATTGGGCTAATGAAGCTTATATAGCTATCAGTACCACAATCGCTATGGATTATTGTATCTTGAACTACTAATCTGAACACAGTGCTATATTAAAGAGCCGTCCATTTGGACGGCTTTTTTTATTTTTATATATTTATATACATAAAATAATAAAAACGTTATGGAAGAAAAATTTAAGTATCCAACTGAACAGATTGACTTACCTTCTAAAGGATTAATCTATCCAGAATCTTCACCATTATCTAAAGGTGTTATTGAAATGAAATATATGACAGCTAAAGAAGAAGATATTCTATCTAATGCTAACTTTATTCGCCAAGGTACTGTTATTGATAAGTTATTACAATCAATGGTTGTAACATCAGGTGTTGATTATAATATGTTATTAAATGGTGATAAAAACGCTATTTTAATAGCTGCTCGTATTTTAGGTTATGGTAAGGATTATGATTTTATATACACAGACCCAATCACTGGAAGACCAGAAAAAGCAACTGTTGATTTAACTACACTTGAATCTAAACAAATTGATGAGTCATTGTTCACTAAAGGTAAAAATGAATTTAATTTTATATTACC